CCCGCTACTGGTTCCGGTAACGGATTGCCTCGCCTGTCAATCAACTACACAGACGAAGACGACAACGGAAACAGTCTTCCAAAAGGCCACTGGAAGCTGATGCTAGATGGTCGTTTTGTATTTGCAGAGAAGCTGACACTGCGTCCGTTTAGCCGCATGTACACCTACAGTCATTGGGACAATGAAGAAAACGTATTTGTCTCTCAGTCTATTCAGACTGGAAGTCTTGGTGACAAGTTCCCTGATTCAGCAGGAAGCGAGAAGTGTGGTCGCTTGACAAAGGACGAAGAAAAAGACCTTGATCCAACAGACCCACGCCTTCTTCTTTCACGTGAAGTAGTCTGCAATCAAGTTGTGTACGCAACAGTGTCGGGCACGGCTAAAGACGCAGAGGGTAACGATGTCGAACTCGACAATCAACCCATAGTAGCGTACTTCAAGAAATCAGGTTTCCGTCCCGTTCGTGAGGCTCTTGACCTCATTACGCGGCAGAAGAAACTGATGCAGAAAACTGTGTTTCTACTTGGCACAAAGAAAATGAAAACAGGTAGTGTGAACTTTTGGGTGCCCACATTTGCCCAGACTGATTACCTCAAAGATCTGACACAAGACGATTTGGATCTTATTAAAAAGTTCTTGGAGACAATCAAAGGATACAATGATGGTGTTCTTGAGAAGTTCAGGGAAGCTCAAAAACTCAGCACGGATAGCCTCGACGTTTCGTTAGAAGCGGAGCTTGCCGATGCTGACGCTGCCTAAGATACAGGCGGCTCTTGAAAGTGCAGGGCGGGGGACGATCAATCTCCCGCCCGAATTTTCTCAGGAGTTTGTTGAATCTGTAGCCGCCTCTATAGAGAAACAATTCAGCAGAAAGTCTGACAGGTCTGGCATACGCATGTCCGGTCTGGGTAGACCTCTGTGTCAACAACAGCATGAGATAGCTGGTGACAAAGAAGAGATGGATTACACCACGTTTATGAGATTCGTATTCGGGGACATGATCGAATCTCTCGCCGTGTTAGCCATGAGATTATCTGGGGTCGAGATTGTAGACCTGCAAAAGAAAGTAGAACTGGAGCTTGACGATGACATTAAGATCACTGGGACATTGGATATCATTATCGATGATGGGTCAGGACCAAAAGTTTGGGACATCAAATCAGCGTCTGATTACTCTTTTAACCATAAATTCGGCTCTTTCGGAGGGTACGAAAAGATCAAAGAGGAAGACACCTTTGGCTATATCATGCAGGGGTATCTTTACGCTACTGCTGTTGGGTTGCCTTTTGGCGGTTGGATTGTCGTAAACAAAAACAACGGCGAGTGGATTATGTGCGCTGCGCCGGATGACCAAGAGCAAGACCGCAAGCAGTACATCGCTGATGCCAAAGCTCGTGCTAAGTATCTCCTGTCGGACAAACCGTTCCGCAAAGAGTTCCAACCTGAGAAGGAGATGCACAAGGGTGAACCGACGGGCAACATGCTTATGCCCCGTACCTGTTCGTTCTGTGGTCACAAGAGCAAGTGTTGGCCTAAAGCTAAGTTTGCACCGAAAGCAACCTCACGGGCTCAGAGTAGGCCGGGGACGTGGTACACTAAGTTAGCTAAAGAAAGCGTCGTGTGATGAATCTCATATACTACGCAAACTTTAACCCTTCGATGCAGTTCCTGAACCCCAACACGTTCTTTGTGTACGTCGAGGCGGCACAGGGGCGGGGCGGTGATGCTGGCGTTATACAGCTACGCAACAGCCAAAAGGGTCTGCCTCTCACGCTTATCGAACAGTATCTGCAAGAGGGTCTTGTTGGCAACTTGCAGGGAGAGACCAGTGATCGTGACATGCGGACTGTCGAAGAGCAGTTTCAAAAGATAAACTTTGTGTTAAGGAGCGGCGGCATTGTATGGCTACCAAGTCGGGAAATTCAAACTCAGATTACTTGTTTAGAAAAATCATCCCCAAAGATGGCAGGGTACGCACTGAAAAGGTTAGAACACCTAACGTCGAACTTCTCGCCACCCAGCATAGAGTTACCGTGATGGCAGGACGACACAGATTTAGATCCGATTTCGAGTTACGTGTTGCACGTAAGTTGGCTGAAAACGGAAGAGACTTTGAATACGAGACACAGAAGATATCGTTTCAACCTAAGATAAAGAACTACACACCGGACTTTTGGTTTCCTGAGTACGGGTTCTACGTTGAGGCGAAAGGCAAGTTTGATGCGGCAGACAGAAGCAAACATCTGCTGATCAAGAAACAGAATCCGGATGTCGATATCCGCTTTGTGTTCCAACGCGCAAGAAACAAGATTCGAAAGAACAGTAAAACCAGCTACGCTATGTGGTGTGAGAGACATGGTTTCTTGTGGGCAGAAGGTAGCATACCAGAGGAATGGTTCAAATGAGCGACGACATTGAAAACGAAATTGAGTTAGAAAAAAACTTCTTGCTGCCAGACAGGTACTACATTATACTCAAGCCTAATGACGAAGGATTTAGTGCAAAGGTATTTGATACGACAGGTGGACTGCTGGATGATGAAGGCAACCCCCATCCCGGAGAGGTCGCAGTTGAGGGCATCCTTGCCCTGCTACAGGCGGACATCGATCAAGTGTTCTCCAGTGGTGTTATTGCTATACAGGCGCGTGAGCACTTTGCAGAACAGACTGGGAACGACTATGAAACAGATGGCAACATCATTCGCGTTGACTTTGGAGCCAAACAGTGAGAAGTAAAAAAGATGTGGTGAACAACCCGCCACACTACAATCAGGCAGGGGTCGAGTGTATCTCTGCTATTGAAGCCGCAACAGATGAAGGTTTCGAGTATTACCTACAGGGTAATATCATTAAGTACCTATGGAGATACCGCTACAAGAACGGTGTAGAGGACTTAAAAAAGGCTCAATGGTATCTCACCAAGTTGATAGAAATAAAGGAGAAGTAATATGTCGAATCAGCTACCCACCATTTACCAGCAATTCATTCACAAGTCGCGCTATGCCCGTTGGCTCCCCGAAAATAATCGTAGAGAGACATGGGAAGAGACTGTCCGTCGTTATATGAACTTTATGTGTGACCACCTCAAGACTGAACACGACTATGATGTTAACGAATTGTTTGCTGAAGAATTGGAAAACGCTATTCTCGACTTGAAGATCATGCCATCTATGCGGGCAATGATGACCTCCGGATCAGCATTAGAACGAGACAACGTTGTGGGTTACAACTGCTCGTACTTACCTGTAGACAGCCCTCGTGCGTTCGACGAGTGCATGTACATTCTGATGTGCGGCACAGGTGTAGGCTTTTCTGTTGAGGAGTCTCAGGTGTG